ATTAATTCTACCTAGGGCGGTAGTTAAAGCATTAGCCATTTATCTATGTAAGTTTATATTAACGTTCTCAGCTGAAATTTTTTGCGCGTTTTTTCGTGGTCTTTCCCACCGTCTAGACGGCAAAGGGTATCCTCGTAAGGGCCAATGCCAAAGCGGGTAATCGGATTCGAACCGATGACAACAGCTTGGAAGGCTGCAGTTTTACCTCTAAACTATACCCGCTGAAGTCACTCCCCTAGGAGTGCTTCTTCTAATGACTGAGGTTCCCACTCTTCGGGTTCCTCATTGTTCATATAATCATCGATCCTTTTAGCTTCGGCTTCAGGATCTTCGGATTGGTTCTCCTTACCCATCCAGGTTACGTTAGCTTTCTCCATCAGCAGGCTCCAGTTTTTTCACTTCAGATTCAAGACTGGCCAGAGTATCCTCGAACTCTGATTTTCTTCTGTTGTAAGCATTATCAAGTTCTTGGAGTTGAACTTTAACTTCTCGGATTTCGTTTTTCTTTTGGGTGACTTTAAGTTTTTCAAGTTGCTCCTCTGATACTACGTAAACTGTACGAGTTGGTGGAGTGAAATAGTAGTCAAATAGTGAATACATTAGTAATCTTCAGTAAGTGTACATTCAGGACAGCTCCTACAATGTTGATGCTCATACATATGTAAGCCTTCAACAAAGAGGAAGAACCCCATGAGCATTATTGCTAATACCCATGGGGAATCCAGGTACTTCATCAGAAGCTATACTTAGTTCCGATTTTTGTACCCCAGCTGTTGTCTACATCTTCAGCAGTGATGACGGATACTTCTCCGTAGAAACCAAGCTTATCAGTAGCAGCTACGCTGGCACCGACTTTACCTGATAGTTCTGTGGTTCCATCAGCACCGTCAGTGTTGACGAGAGCTGGACCGCCTTGGACATAATAATCAAAGGTGTCATTACCACCTTCCCACCCGACGTGGAAGTCGGTGGTACGGCTTTGATAGTCAGACCCTGTATAAGATGCGTTCGATTCTACGTTGACGTAAGGTCCGGCGATTGCTGAACCTGCGGTTGTAAACACCGAAGCTAGGATCAAGGCTAATTTTTTCATTTGTTAATGGGTTTAGTGTGTATCTTTTGTGTAAGGTACACCGCGATACCTCAGTTGGATCTTTTTTGACATAGATCTTCTCCTTAGTAACAAACCCCCGTTCCATGGTTTGTTGTCATGCGCTCTCCTAAGAGAGTGAACGGACGCGGTGTAAGTGCGACTCAGAATAATCCAGGGATTATCTGTCCAGTAAAAATATAAGAACCAATGGCTGCGATGAACCCAAGCATTGCAAGCTGTCCATTGACACGCTCAGCATTCTCATAGTAATCTACATCGATTACTTGTACTTGTGGCTCTGTTGCGAAGCGGTTTTGTCTACCGCCTTGTTCTGTTGTTGTAGTCATAAGGTTGGAATAAAGTGTACTGGGCGGGTACGATGAACTGTTCGGGCCGCCGCTATACATTAAGCAAGATCAAGTGGAAAATTGTGTGCGTTACGCTCGTGCATTACTTCGAATCCTAGATTGGCACGGTTGAGCACGTCAGCCCATGTTGGAACAACGCGACCACCGGAGTCAAGGATTGATTGATTGAAGTTAAAGCCATTGAGATTAAAGGCCATAGTGGAGACTCCCATACTGGTAAGCCATATGCAAGTGACGGGCCAAGCAGCAAGGAAGAAATGAAGAGCACGGCTATTATTAAAGCTAGCATATTGGAAGATCAACCTCCCGAAGTAGCCATGAGCAGCGACGATGTTATACGTCTCCTCCTCTTGGCCAAATTTGTAACCATAATTCTGCGACTCGTTATCAGTTGTCTCTCGAATAATCGAGGAAGTAACGAGACTTCCATGCATAGCAGAGAAAAGAGCACCCCCGAATACCCCAGCAACGCCGAGCATATGGAATGGATGCATAAGTATATTGTGTTCGGCTTGGAATACGAACATAAAATTGAAAGTACCGGAAATACCAAGAGGCATACCATCGCTAAAACTCCCTTGCCCAAATGGATATACAAGGAATACTGCGAAGGCAGCTGATAGCGGTGCTGAATATGCAACTGCTATCCATGGTCTAGTACCGAGTCTATAACTAAGTTCCCATTGGCGTCCCATGTAAGCTGAGATACCGATGAGAAAGTGGAACACAATGAGTTGATATGGTCCTCCGTTATACAACCATTCATCGATGGTTGCAGCTTCCCAGATTGGGTAGAAGTGAAGACCGATTGCATTCGAGGACGGGACAACGGCTCCACTGATGATGTTGTTTCCATAGAGTAGAGAGCCTGAGACTGGTTCGCGAATGCCATCGATATCGACTGGCGGAGCAGCAATGAATGCAATAATAAAACAGGTTGCTGCGGTAATAAGACAGGGGATCATTAGGGTACCGAACCAACCAACGTAGAGTCGGTTGTCGGTACTTGTAACCCAGTCACAGAATCTCTGCCAGTTATTATCTGGCTTTGATAGGGTGGCTGTACTCATTAGTTGTAATGAATTTTTTTGGTTTTTGGTTTTGGTTTCTTTTTTTTCTTTTTCTTGTTACCGCTCAAGAAACGATAGCGGGGTGCCACTATTCTTTCTTGGCACCAACTACTTCAGCTGGAGTCTTACCCCAGCGATCTTTAAACTGTTGCTCAGATAACCCTTGGGTTCCTTTGCTATCTATAATAAGCTGAGCTTCTTCTTTTATTCTATGGGATTTAATTCCTTGTGTTGTCATGATACTGCCAAGTTAGATCGTTCTAGTTTTTGTTGTACATCTGCACGGTAAGCAGGATCAGAATCATACTGTGGGCTTTCCATATCTCGTACAACCTCAGCCATACTACGATACCGATCACCTCTAGTCGATGTCCTACCTGTCACTAAGTCAGGTGTCCTACCTACAGCATCTTCATACTGTGAGTTCAAAGCTTTGACTGCAAATTTTACAGCAGCTTTATTACCAGTGTTCATAACCTCATCAAAGGCTTTAACATCATCCTGTGAAAGATTAGTCTCTGCCCACTTGGTTAGGTTATCATACTGATTAGGTCCACCTGCGATATCTTGTATCTCTCTTACATCAGAATCACTTAGCTGCTGAGCCTGTGCTGTAAACCCCTGCTGTTGAGCTTGTCCTTTAAGGTAAGCATCAACTGTTTCAGCAGGGAATCCAGCATCAACTAATTGCTGAGTCATCTCATCTGAAAGAGTACCATTGTTCTCATTAAAATGAGTAGCCATCTTGAATGGATCAATACCAGCATCCTCCATGACATTAGTGATCTGTGAACCATAGATTTCTTCTACAGTATCATAGTTAACAGAACCATCTTCTTCATATGGTATGTACTCTGGTTCAGACTCGTTACTTACGTCTTCAGATACCTCGTCGGGGGTACCCTCACCCATCTTCTTTTGAAGTGCTAGGTAAGCCGCCTCCAAGTCTTCTGCGTTTTTATATTTACCAGCCAGTAACTCTGACTGTTCTTCAGCCATCTTCTCGCCTTGTGCGAGATTAGCCCCATCTCTAGCTTCCGCTTCGGCTAGTGCCTGCGGATCATCAGATGGATCATATGTAATAGTTTCTGCCATTTAGTTAAGCGGGTGCGGGTTGTGGTTGCTGTGCTTGTGACTGTTGTATTGCTTCATCTGGTGACATACCAGTGTACTGTTGCATAGCTGCTGCCATAGCATCCTGAGCATTAGGGTTCTTAGTTGGATCCATCATAGGAGAATTAGCGAACTGTCCTGCCTGCTGCATCATAGATGCCTGCTGCATTTGTTGCTGTTGTTCAGCTGCATCCTGTTGACGTTCCTCTACACTCTTAACAAGGTTAAGGACATCAATACCTTGAGCTGCTGCTAGTCTCTTGATAGCTTCATCAGCATTCATGTACTGAGATAAAGCTTCCGGTCCCATAGTCTGAGCAATGGTTGTGATGAATTGAACTAAAGCTTCTCTATCCTGACCTCTTCCAAGTGCATTAATACCAGCTACAATAACAGGATTTACTAAGCCTTTAGGTATAGCAGGGATCTTCTTACTTGTTTGGAGTGAATGCATCTTACGATTTAAGTATGGTATTAAGAACTCAACTGTAAGTAAACTAAATAGTCCACCTAGCTGTTGTTCTAATTCCATCTGAGTCATGCGTACTTCTTCTGCAGTAGTACGTTCTGACTGTCTGGGATTCAGAATTAAAAATGCTTCTGATATTCTTTTCTCTAGCACACCAGCTAAGTGGAATGCTGTTTGGAAGTCTGCCTGCTTTGCCACCTGCACAACGCCGATGTCATCAGGTCTTCCTTGTATGATAGCACCATTAGATGCGTTAGCAAGTGATGCTGGCTTAGTAGTTGAGGATGGAGATACTGTGAAGACAACCTTTGCTGCAGCTGCTGATCCTTCGACTAGAGCTTGCATCAATGCTTCTAAAGATTTCAAGTCGCCGAGGAATTCCTCTACTCTGGACCTTCCATAATCCTCCCCGTCAACTGTCACAAATCTTAACGGTAACCAAGGGGTTTTTTCTTTAGGAGCTTTACCTTCACTGCCAGGAATGAGTTTATCATCAGCTTCTTGGTGCCAGTACCATCCTTTTTTATTTCGTTTGACACAGGTGTAGACATCTACATCCTTGTCGTGTCCTCCTGTGCTACTGTCAACGACTGACTCTCGATTAGTAGGAGGTACTTTAAATTGTTCGCCAAGTACTTTACGACTGACTCTTTCACGGGTTACTATTTCAGTAACATTACCGTTACCATCTCTTTCTACTACATACCTATTCAACGGATACATCTTCATGCCATCCTTACCCATGTAAAGAAGAGCATTACCTGTGACAACTAGATGTTTAATAGCTGAGAAGATCTGAACACGATCAGTAGAAGCTGCTATGCTTTCCATGATCATACGTTCAACCTTAGCAAAGCTCAGATCTAGTTCACTTTTAGATTCCGGTGGTAGTTCAACTCCAAGTTTAGAGTCATCTAACTGAAGTTTGAAAAAGCTTGTAGAAGGTGGGAGTAACCCTAGCATAAGCTTAGAGGCTAGAGTTACTACACCTTTAGCACCGACTGATTGCCAAGGAGTACTGAACCTACTGTACGGTGTTGCCGTTTCCTCAGTGATGAGGAGTGTAGGTATAGTAAGCTTAGCACAGTCGATAGCTACGTCCAGAAATGCAGAGCGATGAGCTGTCAATTGACTGTATCGAACTCTTGCACTTTCCATTGTTTATTTCTTAATGTTTAATGATGTTCCGCCTGATTGGCCGCCACCTGTTGTTGAACCTTTATTACCTGTGTTAACTGTTCCACTCTGTGTGGTTGGCTTCTTCTCATCAGGTGCAGCTAACTGTCCAGATCCACGACGGCGCTTCTCTTTACGAGCTGCCTTGCGATTCTCCGTTCCCTTGACCTTTCCTTTACCTGTCTTACCTTGCTCAGCAACTTGAAGCGCACCTGGACTTTGTGGTGGTGGCTCTACAGGAGCTGGTTGTGGTGGTGGAGGTGGTGGTGGGGGTGGAGGTGGTGGAGGTGGTGGTGGTAGAGGTGGGGGCGGCGGTACTGAGGGTCTTCCTCCTCCGCACATAGTTCTATTCCTCTTCTATAAGTTTATTTTTAAGATATCTTACGACGCTAACTTGACCCACTCTATAAGCGAATTCCTTCTCTGATAAATTAAGGTCCGGCATAACGTCTGGAAACTTTTCTTGAAGATCATCTATTACTAGGTTAACTTCAAGCGTATTTGGGTAGATTGGGGTTTGCATGTTCGAAAAAAGCGGGCATCCTGGCTCTCTGTGTCTCCAAAAGTCCTTCGGCTTTGCCTCTGTACATTAAAGAGTCACTCTGATCGAGCCAAAATTTTTTGTCCAAATATTTGTGAGAGCTTGACTTCAATGGGGACATAACCCAGTTGATAGTAGCTTTCCTCAGCTTGTCCAAGCTTGGTGAGATTGTTAAGCCAAGCTCTCTGCATACCAGGGAATTCGAGGCGACATGTACCTGTTCGTCCCTTGAGATATCTGCACTCACGGTGCGCATTCCAGCGTCACCGTTAAAGCGGAAGAATGGAAGGAGGACAAAGAAGATCGCCCTTTCAGCAACCATGGCCTTGAGAATTGTGTGATCTGGATGTGATATCCATGCATCTCTGATTCTCTTAGCTTCTTGTTCTGCTTTCTCATCCACTCCGTGAGCCTCGGCGATATAACCGAGAGCGAGATCGTGTCTCTCTTCGTCCCTGACATTGGACACAAGTAGCTCCCTCGCTGTCTCTGGAATTTCATTCTTCAGAGCCTCCTCAATGAAGTCTCCTACTGGTACTTCCATATGCCTCATAGCGAGGGCGCGACGCAGAGTTTCCTCCGCGCCGTCCATAACTTTTCCTGCAGTGGTCTGTACTGGAGACCATTTACGTTTTCTGTTTAATAATTTATCATAGGGGTTCATTTCATTCACCGCATTCGCATTGTGGAGCAAGTATTTCCTCCAGATATGCGTCAGCTTCAGCGTCTTCTAGTGCAGCGTATGCATCGGACTTGTCCTGAGTGTTACCCATAACCTGTAAGGAATAGTATAAAGAGGTTTGGGGGCTGTTGAGCCACTCTTCGACGAACGCATTGTCGTATTCTACAACATCACTCCATGAGTTAAAGCTGTAGCCGTGAAGAAGTCCCGTTTTATTTAACATTGTCATGAAGCCGTCTGCTACTTTCTTGTAAGCATCCCAGCCAACTTCACTGGCAATCTCTACATTACCATAATCGTATGTTTGTACACCAAAGGTGCCAGAGTCACGGTCAACACTCTTAGCTATTGGGGGTGCGATCTCAGGTGTACATGTATAGCCATCTAAGTCTTTGCTCCTGTAGGAACAGGAAGCAGTAGGGGCAATGGCAAATGCCCTTTCCATGTTGTTAGCTCTAGCACATTGTGCTGCTAATTGTATGCCTTTATATAATTCAGAAACAATGTGTCCAGGTATACCAGAAGCTGATCCAGTGTCATTGAATTCTTCAAGTGCATCGCCAAAGTCCTTGTAAGTTACTTGGTATCTTCTTAGGAGATTCGCGAGTCCAAGGAATCCAAGTCCGACCTGCCTGTCTGTTTCAGGGGAGAGATATTCTCCAGTCCCTCCAACGCCTGTTCTGCTATGAAGCTCGCACAGCTCGGACATACCCGTAAAGCAAGCCTCTTGTATGTTGCCGATTGTACAGGCACCGAGATTGATATGCT